CATTACTGCCTATCTTGGGGGAATACTATACTTTTAAAACCATAACGATCCGTATAAGTTGTCGTTCTCGTTTCGCAATCACAGTCTCTGCCCATGGCTACCCGTTGAGCCTAGCATTACCTCTATCGCGGGATGACTGTGTAGTACTTGTGAGTTCTTGAACACCCACAACTTTTAATCCAGCTCAAGAGGAATAGCTGGAACCATGTCTTCACCAGTGAGTCCTTATTTCAGGTTGTTCAGTGGGTACGCGGCAGATCTATCAATTGACCTGCAAGGGAAAGGTACTAGATTGGGCTAAATATGTCAATGGTTTCGGAAGAAAAATTGCTACAAAAGATACTTGGCTTTCCTCTTCAGGATCATCCACTTATGCCTTCTCCAGATGAGGAGCAGCGATTGCAGATGATAAAAAACGTGGGGCCAGAGGAAACGATGCGCCTGTTTTTGCTGCGTGAGCAACGTATTCGTGCAGAAGTTACTGATCCGTATAGGTATGGAACAGAATTGACGGCCTGGCCTGATGCGGACGGTTTGCTGGATCGCCAGAATGAACTGCTCATCCTTGGTGGCAACCGAGCCGGTAAGACGGAGTATGCTGCTAAACGTATTGCTCAGGCGTTTGTGGGAACTGACCTTTCTGGGAATATGCCAGCTTGGGTTCGGGAAAAGACCGGCAAACGTGGCGTGAACATCTGGTGCTTGCACACCACCCACATGACAAGTGTGAGTATGCAGCAGAACGTATTTCATAAATACCTTCCTCAAGAACTTAAAGAAGCCAAGCGTAGCAGGCACACGCAGGTGAGCTGGACGCAAAAGAACGGCTTTAGCGACAATACCGCGGTTTATAATGGCAACCAGATCTGGTTTCTTAATTACAGCCAGGACATCAAGGTCGTCGAAGGTGGTGAGGTGGACTTTGTGTGGTGTGACGAGCTTGTGCCAGCAGACTGGCTGGAGACGCTGAGATACCGGCTAGTAACGCGCAACGGTAAGCTTTTGGTTACTTTCACGCCGATCTTAGGCTACACCCAGACGGTTAAGGAATTTATCTCGACCAGCAAGATTAAGTCCTGGAAGGAATCCGAGCTGTTGCCAAACAACAACGTCATTGGCGTACCTGCCGGCAACATGCCGTATACCGCAGAGAGCGTGTATGGAAAGCACGGCTGTATCTGGTTTCATTCAAAGCTGAATCCCTACAACAACTGGGAGCGCATGAAGCAAACGCTCAAAACCAGAAGCACTCATGATATTAAGATTCGTGCTTATGGCTGGGCCGAGCAAACTGCTGGCAGTCAATTCCCGCTCTTTGGGGACGTGAACATCTTCCATGAACCGATCACGGCTTTAGTACCGGAAGGTACTAACTACATGGTCGCAGATCCAGCAGGTGCGCGTAATTGGTTCATGCTTTGGGCGCGTGTAGACCAACATGGCACCATCTGGATTTACCGTGAGTTTCCTGATGCCAGTTATGGTGAATGGGCTGTGCCTAGCGAAAAGGCAGATGGTAAACCTGGTCCTGCGCAGCGACAGGGTGCTGGCCGTGGAGTCAATGAATACACCGAGTTGATCTGGAACCTAGAGACTCATTCAGACAAACGGGAAGAAATTGCCGAGCGATATATTGACCCTCGTTCCGCCGGCTCAGAGACGGTCAGTAAAGAGGGTGGTATAACATTGTTGGACTTACTTGCTGATGCTACTGATCCTCTAGACTTCATACCAAGTGTAGCGGTTACGGTTGATGAACGAGTACTAATCATTAACGATTTGTTATGTTATGATCGAGAACAGCCACTTGATATAACTACAAATCATCCCAGAATTATGGTTCATGCTGATTGTCAAAACCTGATATACTCTATGAGAGAGTGGACTGGAGCAGATGGACAAAAAGGTGCTAGTAAAGATCCAATTGACGCTTTGGGTTATTTAGTGGTAATGCAACCTAAGCACACAAATAGTGACAACTGGAAGAAACAATGGCAGAATGCCGCTAAGTGTGGAACTTACTAGTTTATGCCAAATTCAAAGACTGACCCTTTAGCTATTGCCTCCGCTACCCCGCATGTAGGGGATTTATTGAGCGAATATCAACGCGCAATGGTAAATTCCAGTCAGGGAAACTTGGTTACTAAGTTTGATAATATTCGATTTGCTCGCTGGTCTGGCCAGACTGATGACGGCAAAAAGCACAGTGAATCCCGCCCAGAAGGTAATCCAGCTTGGCCATTTGAAGGCGCTTCTGATGTTCGCAATCGTTTGATTGATTCAAGCTGCAACGAGCTTACAACCATTCTTGTTTCTGCATTTGAAAAGGCCGATATTCGCGCTAATCCAAATGAGCTAAATGATACTGTTGTATCGAGTATTGCAACTACATTGCTGCGTTGGGTTCGTGACTGTAAGATGCCTCAGCAACTCCGTAAAGAGGCTGAATTAGGCGCACAGTACGCCATGCAGTATGGTTGGAGTGCTTTCTTTATTGGTTGGCAACAGAGCATCTCCAAACGCACGCAACAGATTAGCATGGATCAGGTTGTGCAGATGGCGCAACAGTCTGGTAGCCAGGCACTGCTAGAGTTGCCACAACTTATCATGCAGGCACCTGAGCAGGCCGCTGCAATCATTGATGCCGCTATCCCCAACCTTGGCATGTCGGAAGCCAAGCGAATGGTGAAGGAACTTGCGACAACCGGCGTAGCCGAGTATGACGAGGAGTATGTTTCCAAGAATCTGCCTGAGATTGTAGCACTTAAGCCTTGGGACGAGATTATCTTTCCGCCTGAAGCGGCTGATTTGCAGCGTGCGCGTGTTATCTTTCGTAGAACCTGGATGTCCGAGGTTGAACTACGCGAAAAGATCACCACTGAAGGCTGGAATCCAGACTGGGTTGATCGTGCGCTGCAATCTTTGGGAAAAAGTAGCACATTTTATAACATCAACCTGCTGCCAACCACAAACATGCTGGTATACAATGGCATCAACTACACCAACATGGTGGAGGTTGTTTATTGTTATACCAAAAGCATGGACGGCAATGCGCCGGCTATCTTTTACACGGTAATTTGCCCTCAAGCAGCATCAAATAGAGCTGAAGACACTTCTTCTTGGGCAATTCACGAACGGCTAGACTATGCTCACGGCGAGTATCCCTTTGTTGAGTTTCGCCGCGAACAACTTAGACGTGCCATCGTTGATACTCGTGGTATTCCTGAACTTTCTAGCACTGATCAGGATGAAATTAAGGCACAGCATGACTCGATCCGAGATCACACGGCCTTTTCGACGCTTCCTCCAATCAAGGTCGTCAAAAGAATAGGTTCAATCAATAAGGTTGGCCCAGGCGTCAGCTTGCCGGTGACTAACATGAATGATTACACGTTCATGGACCCACCAGCACGGGAACCCACCGTGGCATTTAACTTGATTAACCGTGTTGAAGCTAATCATGCGGCTTATTTTGGTACGGCTAATGCGCTTGTACCTCCAATTAAGACTCAGTTAGCCCAGCAAGCGTTGGTAAACTCTTGGCTGATGACTTGGCGTTCTGTATTTCGCCAAATGTTTGCATTGTGCTGTCAGTATATGTCAGCAGAAGAAATCCAGAAGATCACTGGAGCGCAGTTGCCTCAAAACATTTCGGCTATTCATGACGAGTTTGATTTAAACGTGCGCTTTGACGTAATGAACATGGATAAAGAGTATGTTGCTCAGAAGATCCAGTTCTTAAGCCAGATTGCACAGATGGATGCCGGTGGTGTGCTTAACCGGAACCGTCTTACCGAGATGATGATTCAAGCCATTGCTCCAGAGATGGCACAGGAGCTTGTGATGAATCAGGCGCAGGCATCTCAGAAGATGTACAAGGATGTGCAGACCGACATTGGCATGATGTTGCTTGGTAATGAGGCGCTGTACCAAGAAAACGATCCTACTGCACAAACAAAGCTGCAGTATGCACAACAGATTCTACAGCAGAATCCTAAGGCACAGCAGGCATTGCAAGGTGACCAAAATTTCCAGCAACTCTTTGAAAATTACGTCAAGAGTCTACAGATGTCGGTGATGCAGCAACAGAACGCACAGATTGGCAGGATTGGTGTTAACCCAATGCAGCAACAGCCTGGACAATAGTTATGGCAAAAGAACCCAAATCAAAGCCTATTCCTCAAGATTGGGGAGTCAAGGCCGCTGAGGAAGCACTTAAGCAAAGGGCTGCTGAAATGCAGGCAAGGCTTGAGGAGCAACGCAGGCAAAAAGGGTATGAAGATTTTTTAAAATATGCGCGCCAATACGACAATCTTGAAAAGGTAGCAGAAAATCCACCTTCATTTCCAACAAATTTAAAATTTTCAGCATACGATACTGTTGCTCCATATTATGGAAGTGAATTACAAAATCAGTATTTAACAGCACAAGAATACGCAAAGCAGTTGTCTGAATCTAACAGTCCTCGCGTAACAATTGATCCTTCTTATTATCAGGATTTTGTAAAACAAGTTCCAGTAATTACAGCTCCATTGCAAGCGCACTACAATGCAACCAAAGATTTTTTGTCACTTCCAAATCCAGTAGAAGATGCCTCGGTGACGTTAAGCATGTCTCCGCAATCATTACTTAAAAATAATTATGGAAACATAGATGCTGTTAAAGATTATTTAAGATCAAATATGTCAAACTCTTATAGAGATACAGCAGAACATGAGGCTGGGCATATTCCAGATAAACAAATTACATTTGCAGCAAAACCTCCTGTTACAATTGATAATAGTGAACTTTCAGCAATGCGAGATTTGGGATACATGACGCAAGAAAATCATCTTGTGACGGGACTTAGTAAAGTGCAAAGAGAGCAGTATTCAATGACAGGAAAAAGATTTGATTCTCCTGATGAATTTAAGTCATTTATTTTTAATCTCTCACAATCACCTGACATAGAAAAGGCAATTTCTAGCTTTTCAGAGGAAGCTCGACGCACGCTTCGACCTCAAATTAACAATGCTAAATTGGTGAAGGATTATTACAACAAGCTTGAATCTTGGAAAAATAGCAAAAGTTGGCTTAAGGGATTTGAACCAAAAATTCAAGGCAATCCAGATCTTTTAGAAAAAAGCGCACAGCTTATTCCTGCCCTTGTAAGTAATCAAGACTACACAAACTACCAATCTTAATGACCGACAACCAAAATACTGCATTCGGATTTTCTGGAAAAAGTCTACTGTGGAGCGAAGTGCTTAAGGCTATTCAAGAAACTCAAGAACAACTTTGGATGCATGCAATTAGCTCTGAAGTTAAAGGCGAAGATCGAGTACATGCTTGTGGTCAAGCTGATGGTGTAAACATGATTTATTCGTTACTTATTTCATTAAGAAAAGAAGCCAGAGCATTAAATGGATTGACTTCTGAAGAAGATTTGGCATAAAGCCACTAACGGGCCTTCCAGCGTTACTGGATTGATTTTAGTTATAAAGGATCTTGGAACCTAAACTCCATGGATAACGATACTACACAGCCTGATTCTACGGGTCAGGAGGCAGATAATTCCGTTGCACCAAAACTCGGTTTAGATCATGTGGGCCTTAAAAGCCTGCTTGGTAGCTTCCTTAACGAGGAGGAGCAGTCTGCTCCCGCTCCAGTGGAGCAACAGGAGACTCCTGAAGAAACCGATACCTCTGAAGAGGATGTCGATCATTCTGAAGAAGTATCCGATCAGCCTGAAGCTGATGAAAGTTCTTTGAGTAAAGGCGTACAGAAGCGCATTAACAAGTTAGTTGCTGCGAAAAAAGCCGCTCAAGCTGAATTAGACGTTCAAAAAGCTACTCTTGTTAAATTACAGGCGGAATTAGAATCTGCAAAGAATTCAACGCCGGTAAAGCAGCAAGATATTTCACAGTTTGTCGAATCTTTGGATACCACTCAGCGGGTAGAAGAAGAATATGGCAAAGCTTTGGAAGTTCTAATGTGGTGCGAAGACAATATTGATGGTGGAGTAATTCCTTTACCTAACGGTGAAGAGCAAGAGCTTACCTCAAGTGAAGTCCGCGCCATGAAGAAGGTAGCAATGAAGCGCAAGGAGATTGAACTGCCGCAACGTATGCGGTTCTTACAGCAGGTAGCTGCTGCAGAACCAGAAATTGCGCAGAATTTTCCTTGGTGGAATAAACCTGAAACTGAAGAGTACCAAGTTGCTCAACAGGTATTGAAGGAGTTTCCAGAACTAAAGAAGCGTAGAGCAGATTGGAAGCATGTTGCTGGGCTGGTCGTTTTGGGTGCTAAGGCGTATGCCGAAATGCAAACCAAGAAGAAGTCCGGTGTACCGGCCCCAATCAAGCGTGCCCCAGCGCAACCAAGTGTTCGTGCAGTTCCAGCCGCTAGTACTCAATCAGATCTTTTAAAAGCCCGTCAGAACTTCGCTAAGAATTCTTCTGATAAAGGCGGATTGTCAGATTTGGTCAAAGCAATGGGGCTTGTGTAGCCCTTTTTAACTCAATTCATTCTTATGGCTCTTTTAACTGAACCTACTCTATCCGGTCGCGGCAAACGCGAAGACTTGGCTGACATGATCGCCCTTGTGGACGCTCGTGACACGCCTTTCACATCTATGGCCCGCAAGGGCAGCAAGCCTGGAAATATGTATTTCCGTTGGCAGGCAGATCAGAACCCATCCCCAGTGGTTGGCGGGACGATTGACGGTACTGACGTAACTAGCTACAGCAACTTTGTTGATGGGTATCGCAAAGAACTAGCTAACTACGCGCAGATCTTCCGCCGTACTGTGCGTGTTTCTAAGCTCGCTCAGGATTTGGCAGATGTTGCCGGCGTTCGTGATTCGCTGTCCGATAACGTTGCCAAGGCAATCATCGGCCTCAAGCGTGACATGGAAGTGACCTTCACCTCCAATCAGCTTGGCCAGCAGGACACTGGTGCAAGTGGCGTTCCCTACCTCACGGCAGGTGCGCAGTCTTGGATCGGTGGCGACAACATCGGAACTGGCCTTAACATCGGATCTGGCACTACGTCACCTTCCTTTGTTACGCCAGCAAACTCCATTGTTGGAACATCTGCTGCAGCTTCCACACTGACTGACACGATGGTGCAGGGGCTGTTGAAGTCTATCTTTGATCAGACCGGTCAGTACAAGTCGTTTGACTGTATTGTCGGGACTGATTTGAAGCGTGCCTTCACGGGCTTGCTAGGCACCACGGCGTTGACCACTGTTAGCAACTCCAGCAACACGCTTGCCGCCGGTGCTACCAAGATCCAGACGTTCCAGCGTGATGCTGCTGCTGACACTTACATCCAGTCCATGGACGTGTTCCAGGGTGACTTTGGCACGGTTCGCTTGCATCCTACTACGTTTCTCGGAACGATTAGCGGAAGCAGCTATACTGCCACTCCGTACAAAGGTCTGGTTCTTGACATGAGCCTCATCGAAGTGCGCTACGGTGGGAATGTTGCTCAGGTCACGGCATTGCCTGACTACGGTGGTGGCCCTGCTCGCTTGATTGAAGCAGTTGCTGGGTTGGTTGTTGGGAACCCACTGGGTCTCGGCAAGTTCAACTTCAGCTCCTAGTAGCCTTCCGCGACACCTGCGAGTGTTGATTGGTGCATGCACCAGTTGATACAAAAGTGGTGTGACAGACTGGAGAGACGGTCATTCTTTTGCGACACCTGCCTGTGGCTCCATGCCGCAAGTGCCATCCGTTAGCGAAAGCCCGTTTGGTAAATGGTGTGACAGCGTGGAGAGACACGCACCAATTTTTTAATCGCGGGGTAGCTCAGTGGTAGATCGGCTGTCTCATAAGCAGCATGTCGCAGGTTCGATTCCTGCCCCCGCAACCAATTTTATGGAATTAGACGCTAAACTTGCTGATCAACTGGACAAAGAACTTCGTGTTGGCTGGAACCAAAACAGGGTACAGGCTGAAATTGAGTCAAAGCGTATTGGCGAAATAAACAAAGATCGGCATCGGTCTATTGAAGGGCTTGGTCAATTGAGAGCGCGAATTCCAATGACAGCATTTCACTTTTGGGGACAAAAGCTTGGATATGAATGCTGGAATGACCAAGCATTTATGGATGAGTTTCTTCGTGACAATCCTGAACTTAAAGTCAATAGTGGCGGGACCAAAGACATCCATGTTGGATGGACTCCTGGCAAGTAGCGCATGAAAACTGTTCCATTTAGTGATATTTTAGCTCAGGTGTGCCAACTTGTTGGACTGGATCGCAATACACTAAATGATAAGGCATTTGGCGCAGTGCGAGACATGTGTTCTCGCAGGATGAGCGCCATCTGGGATCGCGAAGAGTGGCCGGATACAGAGCGCAGAGTAACTACTTTTCCTGGCAATCCTGTTAGTGCAGTAACGCTTTTGTCACAGACATCAACGTATAGCACCATACGGATCACCTTGGATGTAAACTTCCCAAGAATTTATTTGCCTGATTTTGATGGTGACGCTTATAAGCTTGGAAAGATTGGTTCTACTTTTGTTAAGTTTGTAAATCCATTTTATATACTTAAGGGAGATGGAACAAGAGTTAGCATATCTGATGATCAATATAACTTTACATATGCTACATCAAGTGATTCATTTGGAACCTACATTACAACTGTAGATATTCAAGCAGCTTTAGGAACTCCAGAATATCCTGCAACATATGCAGGCGTAAATGCTCCTTTAACTACAAAAGTAATATTTTCATCTAACCTGAACTTGTTGGTGCAACTGGACTCGACTGCGTTGCAGGGGCTTGAGGCATACAATGTTGATCAAAGAATAAGCACAAGATCAGTTGTGCAATCATTTTTAGTTGAGGATTTTGCTGATAGAAATGATGGGTCGTTATCAAACGTATATCAGCAGGAATTTTCTTATTTGAGGTTTTTCAACGACAATGAAAAAACCATTAAATATCGGCAACCATGCCAAAGTATATTTGCATTCAAGTATTCTAGCACTACAAGCTACTACAAAGATGCGCAGGTGTATTACGACACGGCCCAACAGTCTGGTGATTACAATCCCACTGTAACCTCAAAACCTGTTCGTGGAAATTTCTGGATTGCGATACAGGATGTTGCAAACACACTTGGGCAACCTCCCGCTGAAACAAGTTCTTACTGGAAAATGATTTCAATTCCATACCGATTTAAGGATTACCTAATCAATGGTATTTCTGCTGACTTTCTAAGGTCTGAAGGTCGAGCGGAAGAAGCCAACATCTTTGACTCCACTGCAGAGTTTGCGTTGCAACAGCAGATTGATGTGCTGGTACGCCAGCAGGGCCAGGTGCAGCGCATGAACATGGTATACACGTACTAATATGATCACAAAATTCATCAGAAAAAGAAACGTAAATACAAATCTTCCTTTTTCTAAAAGTGATGCTCGTATTCAAGTACATGCATCTGGTGATCATACTTTTAAATTTAGAAAAAAATCAGTATCTACCGGAGCGGCATCGCGTTTATTAACGGAAGCTAATCTTTTTCTTACAACTGAATCTGGATTGCAGATTAATATTGGATAGTTAATATACCCCTGATTTATGGCCGACATTAAAATTTCCGAGTTACCAGCAGCAACGAGCGTAGGCAACGCAGACATCTTTGTGATGGATCAGGGTCTCACCACGAAGACCGCCTCACGCTCACTGATTGTTGACGGCCTGCAAACTGCGCTAACTACGGCAGCTCCTTTGGCAATCAGTCAAGGCGGAACAGGAGCAGTAACTTCCACTGCCGCATTGCAAAGTCTTGGAGCCGCAAGCATTGATAGTGTAACGGCTGTTAGTTCGGCTGTTGCGGGATTGGTTCCAGCATCTATTGGTGCTGCCAGCACCCTACAAATTCAAGGATTAGCAACGACCTTGCAGTTGGCGGCAATCACGCCGGCTAGCATTGGTGCTCTCAGCACCGCCCAAGCTGGATCGTTCATTGCGACTTCCGCGCTAAGTTACCTTGCCACTACCTCTCAAGTTGCCGCAATTAGCCCAGCGTCTATTGGTGCATTTGCAACTTCCCAAATCATTGCCATTGGCTCAGGTGGCACTGGAGCAACCACTCAACAATCCGCATTAAATGCACTGGCCGGTGCAGTTACTGCCAACCAAGTGCTTAAGGGAAATGGCACCAACATCACGTTGGCTGCACTTGTTAGTTCAGACATTCCGACACTTCCAATTTCCAAATTGTCTGGAGTAGCTGCCTCTGGAGCAAATACAGATATTACTTCTGTAGCTTTAACGTCTGGAACGGTATCAACTGTACCATCTGGTGCTTCTGACATTGTTAACAAAGAGTACGCTGATGCAATTGGATCAGGCATTAACTTCCATGATGCTTGTAATTATGCAACACTCGCTGCGCTGTCACCATCCGCTACCTACAATCAGCCTGGTGGCGCCGGAGTTGGCGTTAATGCCACTTTGACTGGCTCTACAAACGCTGTCCTGCAAGTTGATGGGGCTACAGTGTCTGTTAGTCAGCGCATCTTGGTTAAAGATCAGGCAAGCACATTTCAAAACGGTATTTATGTTGTCACGCAACAGGGTGATGGTTCTTCACAGCCATACATTTTAACCCGCGCAGCAGATTACGATACCAGCGGGTCTGGCACCAATGAAGTGCAGGCTGGTGACTTTGTATTAATCCTTGCTGGAACCTTAGTTAATACAGCTTGGGTACAGCAGACTCCTGCTCCCATTAACTTTGGGGTTACTTCACTTAATTTCATTCAGTTTGCTGCTGCTGCGTCCGGTGTTGCTTCTTTTGTAACGACCTTATCTGGACTGACTCCGAGTATTAATACAAATGGCGCTGTAACACTAGCCGGCACACTTGGGATTGCAAATGGCGGAACTGGATCTACTACAAGTGCTGCTGCAATTAATGCATTGGGAATTACCCCATCAGCAATTGGTGCGCTTGCCACTTCGCAAGCTGGAGGATTTATTGCTACCAGCGCGTTTAGCTATCTTGCCACAACGGCTCAAGTTTCTGCTATAACCCCATCAAGCATTGGTGCCGTAGCAACGTCCGCAATTATTGCCATTTCAAATGGCGGCACAGGACAAACTGCGCATCAAGCAGCATTAACGGCACTAGCAGGCACCCAGGCATCTGGACAGTACCTTCGCAGCAATGGAACGGATACATTGTTGTCTGCAATTCAGGCAGGTGATGTGCCAACACTCAACCAGAATACTACTGGCACTGCTGCTAACGTAACCGGAACTGTGGCAATTGCCAATGGTGGAACTGGTGCAACTGACGCTGGTACTGCACGGTTTAATTTGGGAATTCCCATCCACTATACCACAGTCCGAGCATCTGTTACACAAGCGCCAATTGCTCTTGCTGGACCATATGCCGCAAGTGTCACAACAGGCACGACTGGAGTAACTCTTACAACTGGAGATACTTCGTTACTTGCAATAGGTATGACTTTTGGCACAACTGCTTTGGCAGGATGTGCCATTGCGAGCATCACAAACTCAACTCAGTTTGTGTTAAGCGCAAATGCTAGTGCCACCTTAACCGCTGCGGCAATAGTGGTTTACAACACTTCAAATACCACGTTCACGTATCCGCCTGGGGCGCAAGCAGCATTGGAAGGACATACGGTTGCTGTTGGTGATGTAGTTTTGTTTTCTTCGCAGGCTCCAACGCCAACTAATGGAGCATGGCAATGTAGTGTTGCAGGCGCTACTGGCGTATCGCAAGTGATGGTTCGACCAACGTGGTTTACTGGAACAGTTAACCCACAACTTAATATCGTTCAGCGCGGAACAACTTCGCAAAGCCTTGGATGGATAGTATATCCCACAACTGCCGTTGATGCTGATATTGTAGTTGGTCAGACTCCGTTGACTACGTTCAATTCGATCACCAAGACAACAGCAGCAACTACTGGAGCAAATTCATTTAGCAGCACTCAAACATTCCCAAACAATACTGCATTAATCAGCCCGTTCCGACTTGGAACTTCCGTTGCACCGTCGCTTTTGACCACTCCAGTAGCAGGTGGGTTTGAGTTTGATGGTACTTACGCTTACCTGACTCCAGCAACTAACGTCAATCGACGCGGGTTGGCTGATGGCGCTATTTTCCATATTACGGTACTGCAAAATGCAGCACTAACAGTAGCAACTCCAGCGGCAACAACGCTAACTTTTGCTGTTGGCGTTCAGGCAGCCATTGACGGGCACACGCTGGCTCTTTACGACACGATCTTGCTGACCGCTCAAGCGGCCCCAGCCCAGAACGGTCCTTGGATCGTTACGACTGTGGGTACTGCTGGTGTTGCTGCTGTCTGGACTCGCCCAGGTTGGTTTCAAGGCTCCACAGTACGTGGCTCGATGGCATTTAACATCTTCCGTGGAACCACTTTCCAAGGAGCAACGCGAATCCTTGTGCCAACAACGCCAAGTGATGCGGATATCACGGTTGGCACCACTTCGCTAACTGTAATTGCTAACGCCACATCACAGCGCAATACGTATCAGCAGTTGTTTGCTGCCGGCACAACCGCTCAGGCTCCTGCTGCATTTGGTGCTGCGTCTGTCCTAAAAACAACTCCGGCTGCCAACGATATTGAGTGGGATGGCACTTATGCCTACTTGGTTGGATCTTCTGGTGCCCGATATGCGCTTCCAGATGGCACAGGTTTCTTTGCAACTGTACGTAATGCAACGGGGTTAACTGTGTCAGTAGCGACTGCAACTACACTTACCTTTGCTGTTGGTGTTCAAACAGCAGTAGATTCACATACTTTGGCACTGGGTGATTTGGTTGTTAATTCTAACCAAACTGACTCGACCCAGAATGGGCCTTGGATTATCACAACACTGGGCACTGGCAGTGTGGCGGCAGTCTGGACTCGCCCCAACTGGTTTAGCGGCACAGTGCGCAATGGGATGACAGTAACATTTGCGCGTGGAACAATATATCAATCCCAAAAAGCCTCCATCTACTCAGCAGTGGCAGGTGACTCTGATATTACGGTAGGCACAACAACATTAACTGTTGGCACAATATTCAGCCGCCCAATAGTTGCATCGTACCTTGCCATTGCCGGCGGAGGATCTGGTGGTGGTGGAACAACAGGAGTGAGCGAAGGTGGTGGTGGTGGAGCAGGTGGATACTTGACTGGATCTGTTGCACTAACTACAGGTACAGTTGTGTCTGCGGTAGTTGGCGCAGGTGGCGCAGCAGCATCAATAGCAACTGGCAGTATTGGCAATAATACAACGCTAGTAGCAGGCTCAACAATTCTTACCTGCCTTGGAGGAGGAGGAGGAGGAGGAACAGCAGCAGGTACTGCTGGTGGATCTGGTGGTGGATCATTTAATACGACAATTGCTTCTGGCACAACAGGCCAAGGCAACAATGGTGGTGGTGGAGACAATGTTAGAACATGCGGAGGAGGAGGAGGGGCAGGCGCAGTGGGTGCAACCTACGTAACTGCAGGTCTTGGAGCAAATGGTGGAGCCGGCCTTGCTAATAGCATTACTGGCTCAAGCGTTACTTATGCCGGTGGCGGAGGTGGTTGTGGAAACAATACGGCTGGAACTGGTGGAACAGGTGGCGGAGGAGCCGCTTCTAACTCTGCAGCAGGAACTGCAGGCACTGCCAACCTTGGAGCAGGTGGTGGCGGATCAGATGGCAACCGTGCATCTGGAGCAGGAGGCAGTGGTGTGGTTATTCTATCGCTTCCAACAGCAACTTACACTGGCGCCGTCACTGGCGCACCAACAGTAACAACATTTGGCGGAACTACTGTCATTAAATTCACAGCATCGGGAACTTACACAGCATAATATGGGACACTTTGCAAAAGTCGTAAACGGAACAGTTGTTCAAGTGATTGTCGCTGAACAGGATTTCTTTGACACCTTTATTGACAATTCTCCAGGTCAATGGATCAAAACATCCTACAACACGTCTGGAAACGTGCATTACGGGCCTGATGGCAATCCTGATGGTGGAGTTGCGCTTCGTGGCAACTTTGCTGGCGTTGGACATACTTACGATCATGAAAATGACGTATTTATCGAGCCTAAACCATTCCCATCATGGACGCTCTCAACAGCCACATGGCTGTGGGAAGCTCCAGTGCCATTGCCACAAGATGGCAAGAAGTATTGCTGGAATGAAAGCACGCTAAATTGGGACGAAAAGCCAGAATATGGAGTGGCTTAATAAAATCATTCCTACCATTGGTTCGCTTCTGGGCGGTCCACTTGGTGGTGCTGCTGCAGAGGCAATCGGCAATGCGCTTGGCTTATCAGACAAAACCAAGGCATCGGTAGAAAAAGCACTTGCTGGTAATAGCCTAACGCCAGAGCAGATTGCTGCCCTGCAGACTGCTGATCAAGTGTTTAAACAGAGGCTGGCGGAATTAGGAATTGAGGCCGAGAAGCTAGCTCAGGTGGATCGAGCTGATGCTAGAGCCATGCAAGTTGCCACCAACTCAAGAGTGCCAGCAATACTTGGCTTTGTCTTGGTGGGCACGTTTCTCATAATTATATGCCTGCTATTAACAGGAGATATGAAATTGTGGGATAACCAGACGTTGACCATGTTGCTGGGCCAACTCACTGGGGCTGTCACAGCAGTTATTGCTTTTTACTACGGAGCTAGCCACCAACAACCTTCCAAATGAGCTTAAAAGAATACGGAGTTGATGCTTCTCTAGCCATTGCAGGTTTGTTTGGCGCTTTGCTTACAACGTCTGCTAGGCATGAAAAGCAAACAATTTGGCAGTCTGCTATTTCTATTGTTGGAGGAGCAGCATCTGCCAATTATTTAACTCCGCTTGTTCTTAAATGGATGAACGTAGCTAACGAAACACAATATAGTTATGCCACTGCATTTTTACTCGGTTTCGCAGGATTACGAGTTGTTGAACGAATCGTTAACCGATATGTGGACTCCGAACGTCTTTCTAAACGCAGTCGCTAATATCTGCACTGCAAGTGCAGTGTATTATTTGCTGTGGCGGATCTGGCTAGACAAGCGCAGCGATGTGCATGATTCGCCCTTGTTGTGTTTTATTCGTAAGGCTGGACTTTGCATAACTATCTGTGCAGCAATTGGAAACATAATTACAGCTTATGATCCAACTCCAACTGAAACTCTTATGAGTTTTGCTGTTGCATGTAATTTTATTTCTGTTGCAC